AAAATAGTACGAGAGAAATTAGACCTTATGAAAATAAATAAAGGTTATTGGTCTATGTGTAAGGTATGTATGGAGATGATCGAAGAGTATGGTCATGAAGCAGGTGCTTTAGCTCGAACATATATCTTAGAAGAAGTATGTAAAATACCTGCTGAACAAAAATATATTGAAAAGAATATTCAAGAAGCTCGTAAACAAAAACTTAATATTAAATTGTTCGATAAAGATGTTGAACAAGTAGCTAAAGAAAGGGTATAAGTATGTATCGCCTTTGTCAGTGGATGGTAGGTGAAAAGAAAGTTCATGAAGATAATGTTGATGAAACAACTATTAATACTGTTTTAGATACATATGAAAGTTTGTTTACTAGTATGGGATTTAATCCAGTAGTCTCAGTCAACAGTCGAACTGATCTTCCTATACTAAAAGTTACAGAAAACAATTCTCTTAAAGCAACTTTGTTCTTTGAAAGGACTTAAACCAAATGAATTACAGAGAATATAAAGATAATGTAGATAGTAAGCCAGTTAAAAAAGGACAGTGTAACAGTTGTCCAAGCTCTGACGCTAACGTCACATTTGATGACGGTCATCAGTACTGCTTCAGTTGTAATGCATACACACCACCTGATGGATCAGAAACTACTCTTAAAGTCGTATCAACTACGGAGACACGTTCAATGACTAATCGTGATTGGAGTTACAACGCTCTAACTGATCGTAAGATCAAACGAGAAACAGCTAACAAGTATGGTGTACGCTCTGAGATGTATGGAGATGATGTGAAGTTTCATGAGTACCCTTACTACTCAGCTAAAGGTACTAAGATTGCATCTAAGATACGTGATGTATCAACTAAAGACATGTGGGCTGAAGGTGACATGAAGTCAGCTACATTGTTTGGTCAAAACCTTTTTCCTAAAGGCGGTAAGTTTATTACTGTCACTGAAGGTGAGTGTGATGCAATGGCAGCTTTTGAGCTACTTGGTTCTAAGTATCCTGTTGTATCAATCAAGACAGGCAGTGCTGGAGCGTCACGAGATATTAAATCTCAATTAGAATATCTTGATAGTTACGACAACATTGTTCTATCGTTTGATGACGATGAGACAGGACGTAAGGCAGCTAAACAAGTTGCATCTCTCTTCGAACCTAAGAAGGTTAAGGTCATGAAGATGGATGGCGAGAGTGGCTTGAAGGACGCTAACGATTTCCTTAAACAGAGTAAGTTTGAGGACTTCTCAAGACGGTGGTGGGCAGCTGAAGTTTATACCCCTGCAGGTATCATCAATCTAGCTGACATGGGTGATGTATTGTACGATGAGACAACGCAAGAGACTTGTCTGTATCCATGGGAAGGTCTTAACGATAAGTTGTACGGTATTCGTACTGGTGAGCTTGTAACGTTTACAGCTGGTACTGGTACTGGTAAGTCAAGTATCTTACGTGAGTTGATGTACCATATCCTTCAGACTACTGACAGTAACATTGGTGTGCTTGCTCTTGAAGAGAGTGTTAAGCAGACCTGCTTCCATATTATGTCAGTCCCTGCTAATGACCGTCTGTATCTTAAAGAAGTACGAGAGAAGTATGATAGAGAAGCCCTTCAAAACTTTGAAGCTAAGACTATCGGTACTCGTAGGTTCTTTGCCTTCGATCACTTTGGTTCTATCAGTAATGATGAAATCCTTCAGCGTGTTCGTTACATGATCAAAGCTATGGATTGTAAATGGATTTTCTTAGATCACTTATCTATTTTAGTTAGTGGTCAAGAGAACGGTGATGAACGTAGATCAATTGATATTCTAATGACTAAACTACGGTCCCTTGTAGAGGAAACCAATTGCGCTCTGCTTCTCGTTTCACATCTACGCAGAACTTCTTCTGATAAAGGTGCAGAAGACGGTAAGGAGATTTCTTTGGGACATCTACGTGGCTCACAAGCCATTGCACAACTAAGTGATGCAGTGATTGCATTGGAACGAGATCAACAAGCAGACGATCCTATCGAAGCTAATACTACACGAGTAAGAGTTCTAAAGAACCGCTATGCTGGTGATAACGGTATTGCTTGTGCCTTACAGTTTGATAAAGAAACAGGTAGGCTTACAGAAGTTGATGGACAGATCGACGTTGACTTCAATATTGAAAACGAGTATGCTGAACTCTACGGTGACGATAACAAAGCACCCTTCTAAGTATATATAATAGGTAACATACTTAGTAAGGAAGTTCTGCGAACTTACTAAGTTGTTACTATTAAAAAGAGGAGTCAGCTATGAAAGTGGTTTGCGATATCGAGACTGATGCTCTTGATGCGAAAGTAATACACTGCATCGTATGTAAGGACATAGACACTGGTACACGATGGTCATTCTTTAATGAATCACTAAATGATTTTAAAGAGTTTGCTAAAGATGTTGATCATTGGATTGGACATAACTTTCTAAGCTTTGATGCTCCTGTTCTTAATAGACTTATGGGAACATCAATAAGTCCTAAACAAGTTACTGATACTTTGATACTATCTCAGATAGACAAGCCTGATCGTGAAGGTGGTCACTCTCTTAAATCATGGGGTGAACGTATTAACGATAGTAAACTTGAATTTAAAATCTTTGATTACTTTTCTCAAGAGATGTTAGATTACTGTATTCAGGATGTTGATCTTTGCGATAAAGTTTATAAACTCTTATTTAAAAAGTTAGCTAATTATACTTCTAATTCAATTCGTATGGAGCATACCATTCGGTACATTGTGAATGAACAACAATCAAATGGATTTGCTTTTAAATTTAGCGAAGCTAATATATTTAAATCACAACTCACAGAATTAATGATAGAAGTTGAGCAAGAAGTTCATAAGACTATGCGTCCTATGGCAGTGTGCTTAAAAGAAGTAACACCTGTCTATAATAAAGATGGCAAGTTATCTAAACGTAATCTAAAACTTCTTGGTGACATGCAAGAATATGTTTGTGGTCACTTTAGTTTAATTAAGTTTAATGATTTTAATCTGGGAAGTAGACAACAAATAGCTAAACAACTTATACGTAAAGGTTGGAAGCCAACTAAGTTTACTGATAAGGGTAGCATCATTGTAGATGAATCTGTTCTTGAGAAAGTTAATTTACCTGAAGCTCAGATGATCTATCGTTACCTTATGTTACAGAAAAGAATTGCCCAGCTTGATAATTGGTTAAAAGCTTATAGCTACGATAGCGGCTGTATTCACGGTAGGGTAATTACATTGGGTGCTAACACAAACAGGATGACACACATGTCTCCTAACGTCGCTCAGACCCCTGCTAGTTACAGTCCATACGGTAAGGAGTGTAGAGAGTTGTTTACAGTTCGATCTGATGATCGTGTTCTTGTAGGATGTGATGCAAGCGGTCTTGAACTACGATGTCTTGCTCATTATATGAATGACACTCAGTTCACTAAAGAACTACTAGAAGGTGACATACATACAGCTAATCAAAAGATGGCTGGACTTGAGACCCGTGATCAAGCTAAGACATTCATCTATGCTTTAATTTATGGTGCAGGTCCAGCTAAGATGGGTAAGATTGTAGGTAAGGGTAAGTCAGCTGGTCAGAAGATGATTAACGATTATCTTGATGCCGTACCTGCTCTACGTAGACTTCGTAAGAAGATTGATAAAGCATCAGCTGACGGTATGATCAAAGCTGTTGATGGGAGACTACTAAACATACGTAGTCAACATAGTGCTTTAAATACTTTGTTACAGGGTATGGGAGCTATCGTTTGTAAGTATTGGCTTATTGAGATCATTAAACGAATACACAAACACAAACTTGATGCGAAACTTGTAGCGTCAATTCATGATGAATATCAATTCGATGTTCATAAAGACTGTGCCGAAGATTTTGCTATGCATACTAACAAAGCAATTAAAGATGTTGAGATTGATCTTGAGTTACGTTGTCCATTGGACAGCGATTATAAGATTGGTAACAACTGGTGTGAGACACATTAAATAAAAAAGGAGATTATGAAAAAAAAGTATTGACTTCAATTATAATATCTATATACTACACACTATGGAAAAGAACATTGTGTTCTACAATAACAATATAAGAAAGGACTTCTTATTTATGAAAACTAAATTAACAAGCTCACAACGAGTTTTAGCTGCACTACGTAAACGTAATCGTGTTACACGTAAGACGGCAATTGAACGGAATCTTGCAGAGAATCTTACAGCTACAATTTCTGATCTTCGTAAGAAAGGTTATGTTATTGACACGGTACGAGCGCGTACTCCTGAAGGTGTAATGTATACACGTTACCGTCTTGTCAGTGAACCACAACTTAATATCGCAGCTTAATTTATAACATATATAGAAAGGTTTTTAATATCATGAGCATTATTAATGGTACAGCCCATTGGGCTTCAGTAGTTCAACCTAACACTAAGTTTGAACCTGTTTGGTGTATTGACGTTTGTAATCTAGACGCTAAAGCTAAAAAGATTTTGAAGGCTGACGGTGTAGCTGATAAGATTAAAAATATCGGTGATGATCGTGGAGACTTTATTAAGATCACACAGAAAGTTGATAAACGTGACGGTACTCAGTTTGATGCACCTAAAGTTGTTGACGGCATGAAGCGTCCATTTAGTCAACTTATTGGTAACGGTTCTGAAGTTGCTGTTAAGTATACTACCCGTGATTGGGAGTATGCAGGTAAGAGTGGGGTAGCAATGGACTTGAAAGCTGTACAGGTATTGAAACATATCTCGTATGGTGATGGAGAAGACTTCGATGTAGTAGAGAGTTCTACAGGAGGTGATGTCGATGACATGGATGACTTCGATGATCTACCAATGACTGCGGCTGGTTAACTATTAGCAGTCATTACTAAGAGAGAGAGGAGCAGGGTTTTGTACTCCTTTACCTGCTCCTCTTTTAGTATCTAAGGGAACTCACGAGAGGAAAAACTATGGCTAAAAAGAAAAAAAATATAGATACTCTCATTGAAGATATTTATAAAGTCTTTGAAGATCAAGTTACTCTACCAGATGATTTAATAAAAGATTTTGGTACTCGTGTATCAGACTTAGTTAAGAATCGTATTGAAGAAGTACGTAGTGGTGCTGAAGGATTACGGCTATCACAGATTGGTACACCTAATAGAAAAGTATGGTACGGCTTACAAAACTATGATAAGAAGCCTCTTACTGGACAGGATCGTCTAAAGTTTATGTATGGTGATCTTGTTGAAGAACTTCTTTTGTTATTAATTAAATTAGCTGGACATACTATCACTGATGAACAAAAGACAGTTACAATTGAAGGTGTCGTAGGTCATCAAGATTGTAGGATTGATAATGTAATTACAGATATTAAATCTGCTAGTTCATTTGGATTTAGAAAGTTTAAAGATAACTCAATAACAAATGGTAATGATCCTTTTGGATATATCGCACAGTTATCAGCATACACTGAAGGACAGGGTGAAGATGCTGGAGCCTTTCTAGTTTTAAATAAAGAAAATGCTGACTTACATTTACTTCACATTGATAGCATGGATATGATCAATGCCACAGATCGAATTAAAGAATTGAAAGGATTAGTAGATGCAAAATCTCCACCTGCTCGTTGCTATTCTGATGAGCCTGATGGTGTTAGCGGCAATCGTGTTCTCCCCATTAGTTGTGTTTGGTGTTCTTATAAGCATTCTTGTTGGAGTGATAGTAATGATGGGAAAGGACTGCGTACTTTTAAGTATTCAAAAGGTTCGAGATATTTTACTAAAGTTTATAAAACACCTAACGTACAGGAAATAACATGATTGAAGTTGATATTGCAGTAACGGCTATTGACCGTGCAAGAAAACGGGCATCTGAAATGCCATCGACACTTAAAAACTCTATCACTAAAGGGGCTGGTATCTTAACTGGCTGCGTAGGTGAAGAAGTAATTAGAGATGTTGTAGGTAAATCTAAAGTGAAAGGCGAGTTTAATTATGAGTTTGACTTTACAGTTAAGTCTACTGGGCAAACAATGGATGTTAAAACTAAATCAACTTCTGCAGTGCCATTGCCCCATTACGATTGTAGCGTCAGTGGACACAATACTAAGCAGAAGTGCGATAACTATGTCTTTGTAAGGATCACAAGAGACTTAACTAAAGGGTGGGTATTAGGCTATCTACCAAAGCAAGAGTTCTTTGATCTTGCAAGATTCTTTAAGAAAGGAGATTCCGATCCAACATCTCCTAATAAATTTACGTACAAGTCTGACACTTACTCAGTTCGTATTGATCAATTAAAAGATATTAATTTATTAGTCGCATAATGGCTAAAAGAAAAAAGAATAAGAAGAGTACGAACAAGTACCGAAGCGGTTCAGAAGTTAAGTGCGCTAATCTTTTAGAGAAGCGTAAGATTGAATACTTATATGAACCACATACTTTTTCTTACATCGTAGAGAAGACTTACCTGCCTGACTTTCAATTAGAAGAATACGGTTTCTATATTGAAGTTAAAGGCAGGTTTGTCTCTTCTGATAGAGCTAAACATTTACGTATTAAAAAAACATATCCTGAAGTAGACATTAGATTTATATTCGACAATCCAAATGCAAAACTATATAAGGGATCAAAATCAACGTATGCTGACTGGTGTATAAAACATGGATACAAATACTGTAAGCTTGCAGATGGCTTACCGAAAGAATGGTTTAGAAAATGACAGACACAAATATATCTTTAATACTTGATGACTTTGTTTCTTCAAGTGCTGAATCATCTTCTCCAGAAAAAGTATTGTTTCTAGCTGTAATCTTACAAGCAGTATTAGACGCAACTAAACCATACTATCAGGGAGAGCCTGAACAATCTGAATTAGATAGACGATCAGCCAAAGCATGGTTTACAGCAAGCATAGGAGTTACATCTAAAGACTTCGAGACTGTATGTGATTTAGCTGGTGTCGATCCATCTTATACAAGATCATTTGCTTACAAGATAATTGAAACTAAAGAAGTTAAGTTTATCCGAAAAAGGATCAATGCATTATTGACGCATAGCTAGAAAGGGTGTATAATATGAGTTTATCAGATAACGTAAAGTTTACTAAATCAGATGCAGATAAAGTACGCTGGAGATTTCTACCTTTATCTGTTATTCGTGATGTAGCTTCTGTATTAGATTTTGGAGCTACTAAGTACGGTGGAGATAATTGGAAGAAGTGTGATGATTGGGACAGATACTACGATGCACTCATGCGACACATTGATGAGTGGCGTAGTGGACAGACAGAAGACCCTGACACAGGTAAGCATCCATTGATACATGCTATCTGTTGTCTTATATTTTTAGCTTGGAAGGAAACAGGAAGTAATGATGAGAAGTAGAACACGAGAAGAGAAAGTTGAAGAGTTTCACAAATCTTTTAAACTTGATATCAATAGTCAAGCGCGTGTCTCTCTTTTAAATTTAAGAGCTAAACTAATTGAAGAAGAGACACAAGAAGTTGTACAAGCAATAGATGCGATCTCAACTGAATTAATATTTCATAAAAGACCTTCAGCTGATCACTGGGGGCATTTACTTAAAGAGTTATGTGATCTACAATATGTATTAAGTGGAACTATCGTAGCTCTTAAAGATTTACCTACTCATGTATTTGATGCTGCATTTAATAGAGTGCATGACAGTAACATGTCTAAGCTAGATGATGAAGGTAATCCGATCTACAATGAAGAAGGCAAAGTTTTAAAAGGGAAAAACTATAAAGAACCCGATCTTTCAATCTTAGTATAATTAAAGGAGATACTATGACAACCAACTACGAAGACTTTATTCACATATCTAGATACGCTCGTTTTATTCCTGAAGCATCACGTCGAGAGACGTATCAGGACACTGTTGATCGTTGGTGGGATTACATGACTGATAAGTTCCCGCTGCTATGTCAGATGCCTTATGTTAAGAAGGCTATTGAAGATAAAGAAGTTATGCCCTCCATGCGTACTATGATGGCGGCAGGAGAAGCTTTAGATCGTAATCACATTGCTGCATATAACTGTAGCTATCTATCTGTTGACGATCCTAAATGTTTCGATGAAGCACTTATGATCTTAATGTGTGGTACTGGTGTAGGCTTTAGCGTTGAGCGTAATGCAGTTGAGAAGATGCCTGAAGTTCCTACCATTCAACGTACTGAAGAAACTATTGTAGTTGCTGACAGTAAGGAAGGGTGGGCTAAAGGTCTACGTCAATTGATAGCTAGACTGTATGCAGGTGAACATCCTACATGGGATTTAAGTAAGATCAGACCAGCTGGTAGCCGTCTAAAGACATTTGGTGGACGTGCTAGTGGACCTGACCCATTAGATAACCTGTTTCGTTTTGTTACCTCTACTTTTTATAAGGCAGCTGGACGTAAGCTTTCAAGCTTAGAGTGTCACGATGTTATGTGTGCTGTTGCAGCCGCTGTAGTTGTAGGTGGTGTACGTCGATCAGCTATGATCTCACTGTCTAATCTAAGTGATGACAGGATGCGTCATGCTAAGATGGGCAGTTGGTTTAATGAAAATGTAAATCGTAGTTATGCTAATAACTCAATTGCTTTTACTAGTAAACCAGACATGGGGACATTCCTTCGTGAGTGGACTTCATTGTATGAATCTAAGAGTGGTGAACGTGGCATCTTCAACAGAGAAGCAGCTGTAAACAAAGCAGCTGAGATCAACAGGAAGACAGAGTACGACTTTGGTACTAACCCGTGTGGAGAGATTTCATTACGCTCTAAGCAGTTCTGTAACCTTAGTGAGGTTGTAGTTAGACCGCATGACACTAAGAAGACTATCAAAGAGAAGGTACGTATTGCAGCTATCATTGGTACGTTCCAATCTGCACTAACTGATTTTAAATACTTGTCTAAGAAATGGAAAGACAACAGTGAAGAAGAGCGTCTACTGGGCGTATCCCTTACAGGCATCTATGATAACAAACTAACGTATGATCCTGATCCTTCTTTTCTTAGTGAACTACGGTCATTCTGTAGGGAGGTAAACGAAGATATTGCTTTAGCTTTAGGCATTCC